TCCACGGACCCAGATCTGTCCACCGTGCAACTAAGCTCTTAGAATACAAGAGCTTTGTACGGCCTCTTAGAGTATAGGTGTTACCATACTCTTGAGCTGACAGAGCGTTAAGGCGGGCCAATAAAAGGCCTACCCCCTCAGAGTCTCGAGTGACACCGAGACTAGTCACGTGATGAACTAGATAACCTTCCAGTCCATTACGAGCTCGACTTGGGCAAGCTTCGTCGAAGTTACTGACGAAACCGCCGTCACCAAGAGAATCGTCAATCCTCAGCCGCAATGGCCGAGGAACAGACGACACCAAGGTAACCCATGCTTTATATAGACGAGCGTCACAGCCGTAAATAACATTGCGGCGGTGGGCTAATCTACGTATCGCATTCGCAAGTCGAAACACCCCTAGTGGGTGCTGAGCCATCTGCTTACAGTAGATGGGCTTAACGTCAACTCCGTCGTAATAGTGAGCGCCACAAGATTCTCGGAAATAACCATCGGAGTAACTTTTCCGTAGGTTCACCTTGAATCCGAGGAACTCACAAAACGACGAAAAGAGCTCATAACATTCAACGGGGATAATAACATCGTCCCCATAGACACTGATCTTGCCGCGAGTGCGCAAGTACCCGCGAACGGCAACAGCTGCCGCGTAAAAGATCAGTGATTCAAGCTCGAAGGTAAAGCCGTTCCCCATACTGGAGAATTTCTCGACCAGAAGAGCTTGATTGTTATGAATGCCGTAGTGGGACCGACACGCATCAAGCAGTGAATACCATTGAGGAGGTAATAATTCCTCAACGACTTTTCTGCTAATGCTATCACTTGCAGATGAAAAATCAACAGTAGCTAAAGTGCCGTCTTTCGACGACTCTAAGGCCAACTGCTGATTAACACTCTGCTCGTTTAAGTTGATCCCACGCCTTCGGAGGCGTCGACGTATCATCAGACCAATAGCCTTTTGGAACCAGAGGTTAAATCCTGGCTCCACGGCTATGACCCTGTCCGTCTTCGCATCTTTAGGTACGGTGATTATTACATTGCCTACCTCAAAGGTCGGCCAACTCGGTAAGGTACCCAAGTGTGCCTGCCAAATGGGGTATTGCCCCAAGAAAGGAGCAACAAAGGCATACAGATCTCGCGTTATCCCAGTCTCTGACTGGAACTTATTGGTTGCTGAGGCATACTCACCCTTAATCTGGTTAGTAACCCCAGGTCCCCAATTGGCGCAGTCGAAGAACTCTTCCGGCTCAAAGTCGCCCAGCACACTCTCAATTACCTGCGCCGTTGCAGTAAGCAACGATGCAGTCGGGGCTGAATTGTAAACAGCGTCCGAAGAGAGATGTCGGAATCGACGATTAGTCTGCTTACAGAGGTCCTCCATTTCGAAGAACTTCTTTAAAGCAACCTCCTTCCTGTCGAAGCTAGTTTGAAGAAAATTCGCTTTTGACAAGAGCTTGGTTGCAGTGTAAGCATCCCTAAACTCAGAACTATTTGCATAGTCTTGAGGAC